CATCCCCTGACTTATTAGATAAGCAAAGTATGGACTCCTCTATCACGGATAGTAACAACTCTATCAGCGAAGAAGACGACGTTCAAGTTTTAGGTCATGAACAAGTGACCATTAATTTGAGCAAGGCTATGAGTAGCGCCTTACTACTCTTGAATATTTCTCCAGTAAATGTCCCCAATCTCGTAAAGATTTGGGTTAAGACTCTTGGGGAGGAAATGTTCAAAAAAGTTGAAGTACTTGTCGGTAATCTTTATGATAACCTCTATATCTTCGGGTATAAAATTGGCAAGAACAAGAATGAACTCGAAAAGCACACGAGGGGTTTTATGAAAGACCTCTGTGACTTCTGCGGTTATGTAGAACGTCATGGACCTGATTCTTTTGTTCAACTCTATAAGTGGAAACTATGTAGTTTTTATTCTTATGTCCACTGTGAAGATGCTATAAAAGCTCCAAATGACGACCCTCTTTACAAGAGGAGTCCGTTTCATCTTTACTCTGGAAGAGCTCAGCATTTCCTTAGAATGAAATGCAAACAGAAACCTAGATGGTTAGATCGTTTCTCTCAATCTGTATTGATTGGCGTAAAGAAAGGTGCACCTGCGGTCTCAACTGCTATAATAGCAGAGACCGAGTATTCTGCGTTCAAGTTGTTAACAACTGAACCGATTAGAGTGGTGCAGCACGAAGCTACGTGGGAAAGAGAAAATGTATTCGATACTCCTGGACAATACGTCCCGCAATTTATTGGGAATGACTATTTTGTGTCGCCTGGTGAGATGCGTATTGAGTTGGAGAGGACAGTGAAAGAATTGTTTAAAGGTAAAGTTTTTCGAAAAAGACAATGCCTTAAGCCAATCTTCCCATCGACCTCGGCTAATTATATATGGAGTAGAGACAACAGTGGATCAGTTGGGTCCTTTAAGAAAGAATTGGGTTCTTTCAGAGACCAATTACATGTAAAAGCAACTGAGTACTGTGATCAAGTTTTGATCTACCACTTTAAGCATGATAATATTAAATCGTATTCGATTAGTGAGACATCAGATTCTAATGTCCTTGGGACACCTGATGACCCTTTTGATTTCTTTAATTCTAATATTTTGAAGAAATTGGACTCAGATCCTTATGGGTTAAAACCTATATATGAATTGTCCTTCGAATCATGCATTAAATTGAAATGTGGTCTTATGACTGGTTATATTTCCGATGAACTCGGGCTTGCGAAAGCTCAAGATCAAGAGAAATATGCAGATTATGAAAAAGAAAATATGTATCTTGAACTTGATGATACATACATTATATCATGGTACGAATCTACGTACCTCCATATGTGGAAAACTGCAACACAGTCTGTACCTTGGACAAAGATTGTGGGATTACCGGAACCTCTGAAAGTCAGAGTTATTACAGCCGGACCCCCAGATATATATCATGTCCTACGACCACTACAAAAGTTTCTGTGGAAAACGTTGAAAAATCATCCAACCTTCGAATTAATCGGTACTCCTATAACGGAGGAGATTATACGGAAAGTCTTTAAGCATGACCCAGATTGTTATTTTCTGTCTGGGGATTATAAAGACAGTACGAACAATATCTATAAATGGGCGACTGAGTGTTGCCTCGAACACTTCTTTAAGTACTGTACCTTTGAGGATTTCACAATCCAACAGAAGGAAGAACTTTTTGAAATGTGCAAGAAAGCACTCACACGTCATTTGATAGAGCATCCTAACATAACAGCATTGAAAATGAAAAAGTTTTCAGCTCCTATGGATGAGGATGATGATGGTTCGTCTAGAGAACAAAAGCATGGACAGCTTATGGGCTCTATATTGTCTTTTCCTTTCTTGAACATAATAAACGCTACGATATGTAGGTTTTCTATGGAACTTTGTTCTGAAGTTCGAAGAAAGTATTATCTTAAAGATATACCTCTCAGATGTAACGGCGATGACTGTGTGTTATCGGGAAACCATCTTTTAAAAGAAATCTGGGAGAAGGTAATAAAGGTTGTTGGAATGTCGTCGAGTATAGGGAAAACTTACTTTAATAAAAGGTTTCTCGTAATGAATTCAGAAATGTTTGTGGATTCTTATGACGGATCAAATTTAGCTAGATGGGAGCAAGTCCCTTATGTTAATTTTGGTTTGATCAGATCACAAAAGAAAACCCAGAAAGCTGGGGCCACAAAATGGCATTCGAATTTCGCTCCCATTCAACGTGAGCTCTTGGACTTCTGTCCAGACAAGTACAAAAAAAGAGCAAATAAATTATTTATCCACCATTCAAGACCCTACTTGGATATGTATCAAGTTCCATGGTATATACCACAGTGGGCCGGAGGTTATGGTCTCCTTCCTTTAAGGAAGCGATGCAATCTGTATGCAGATTTGAGGAAACTCTCTACGTTTATACATAGAGGGGATACTTTTAGTAAGCCACCCTTGGAGAAGGACTGGCTCATCCATCAGTTAACTCGTGAATCTGTGAAGGATTACCTTTGGGCGATAGATAAATGCCAATTCCTCGGACTGAAAGATGGTCGAATGTTTGAAGACGCTTATAATCCCTTGATTATCAAGACCCTTCTGGACACTCCCGTCGATCTCATGAGGAAAGTAATTTCACCTAAGTTATTTTCTAGGGATGTTGATCATTATTGGATTAGATCAGCAAGGAAATGGAAACTCCCGATTCAAACCCATGAGGGGTCAATGAAATCGTATGAAGATATAACCATTAATCCTAATTCTCTTGGATTGGCTGTTGCTCTTTCAACTATTAGGAAGACAAATATTGGTGTTGACAAACTAATCGAAGAAGCTGCGTGTAAGCACCTGGGACTGGACATCCCAGCTCGGCTGATAGTGACTTCAGTTTGATAAAGTTAATTCAATCACTTCATAGAACCAATGAAAGGCATACTTTGTATGTAACGAGTTTTGTGTTGTGCCCTTTATCAAATAAGATTAATTTGGCACCCAGTATTGGATCTGTAGGTTCATCTACCTAGACAATCTTTTTCTTTCTCTTCTTGGGGTGGGTTGTATAAACCATCTTGAGATAACCCCTTAGATACATTTAAGATGAGCGCTTAGCGTTTCAACCCTAATGTCTCGGAGAGGCTGAGAGAAATCGTTGATCAAACGATGCATCGTGGTATACCACGTTTGGTCCTTGTTGTTCGTTCCACCTCATGGAACGCTCTACATTCATGTATGAAGTTTTATACTGATCTAATGAATGCAAAGCAGCTTGATTGA